AGAATCAATTTGTTTTTGCATTTCTTCTATTTGGTCATCAGTCAAATGCAATACATTTTTCTTTACCCACTCTTGTGAGTAGTAACGACCAACATATGGATCAATTTGTCCAAGTGTTTGTAATCTTTGTGATAACAACTCAGCATCACGCAACTCTGTGAAGTTATTATCTTTTCTATAATCATAGAAAATGTTTTCTCTAAATTCTTCCCATTCTTCTTGACTGCAAATACCTTTTAGAGATAGTTGTATCTTAAGTGCATGGTCAAATATCTGAGAGAATTTATTGCGTAGTTTAACTACAAACTTATTAAACTTTAATTCGTCACGGGTAACTTCTGTTGTTCTACCAAGACCAACTAAACCACCACCTTGTGGTTCAAGTCTTGAGTAAGGAACATTTAATGATTGCAATAGTTTCTTTTGAAAATATTGTACGTCTTCCATTTGACCAAGATTTTGACCAGCAGGCAATGTAGTAATCTCTGTGCCTTTACCACCTTCACGGCGAGGCAACCAGAAGTCTTCAAGCATTGACATGTGTTTGCGGTCATCACGCAATTCACCCGTGTTTGCATCGTAAACAACTTTGTTTTTATACTTGACCATAACATCACGCAAGTATTGTTCAGCTTTACCTTTTGGTAAATTACCTACGTCAATGTAGAATACTCTGCGTTCTGGTGCTCTTGAAACACGATAGATAACAATCGCATCTTCAATCATACGTAATTGATTGAGTGGCTTGATTGCTTTGTGTAGATATGAAATAACGAATGTATTCTTTGCATCCATCATTCCAGAATTAACATTAACAACTGCATCTGGTGCAATTCTTAATCCAGAATTAACGCTTGCTGTGTAATTCTGTGTCGTTGTTCCTTTGTCATTGTAAACATAGTATTCAGCCATAGACTTAATAACATCTGCACCAGTTTTTAAGTCACGACCTTTTTGTACCTCACGCACTTTACGAATCTTGCGTGGATCAATGTATCGTAATTCTTGAATGCCTTCTTTAGGATTCTTTTCGTTTACAATAATATGAAAATAAATTCTTCCATCTATGTACCAACGACGGAAGATATCATCTGCTAAGTTTGAGAAGTTTAACATTCCCAAAACATTATCAAATTCTTCTCTGATTTTTTTCTTGATTGTTTCTGGTTGTTTTAAATCGTCTAAGACAATATCAACAACTTTACCTTTATCATCGTGACTGATTGCTTCATCTACAATCTCAGTAATTGCCATATCACACTCTGGGTGATTGGACATTTCACGATAACGAGTAATTAATTCCAATTCATTGCGAACGGAACCTTCTAAGTCAACATATGTACCATAGTGGGCATTTTGCGTAATCGTAACTGCGCCGTCATCCAATGCTTCCGTCGGCAAAGCGAACGAAGCCTGTTCAGGATTTTCTTTCTGAACAATATCTTTTTCACCGAGTGTGAAGCCGAATAGTTTTATAGCCACTTTGATTTTCCTTTACATTATAAAAAAGAGGAGAGCGTGGGCTCCCCCCTTACTTAGACTACTAGGTCCTCTGCTGATTCCCACCATTGATAGGTAAGATTCACAGTAAATTCTTCAATTGTATCATTAGCACTCCAATCAACATCAATTGTTGAAAGGTCTGTTGGGAATACACCAATGAATTTATATTTCTTCAAAATGGAACCAGCTTTACCATACTGACGAACTTCACCATCTACGCTGTAGCCTAGTTGTGAAGCAGCCGCTGGATTACGAACGTTCAAATTGTGGCTGTTGATGCCATTCATCCAACGTTCAAATGCATTACGAATGACAAAATCTTCGTCATTGATAATTGTGATAGACCAATCTTGGAAGGATCTATTTCCCGCAAATTTTAATTCACGACCAAAGTATTGAACTGGCACAGTACCGATTGTTGAACCTGGTAGTTGAGCAGTCTTGCACATAAAACTTAATTTAGTTTGTGCATTTCCTGGCAATGAGAATGCTGGGAATGGAAGCGTAACCTCAAATAAATTTGGTCTTGCTCCATCTCCCTGCATCTGAGAGCGGAATTCGTTAATGTTAAATGCCATTTAAGTTTCTCCTATCTCTCTATTTATTAAACTCTTCCAACAATTTCTTCAAATGCTACACCAGTGCGAACAGCGGTGAAGTTCAATTGAATGAAGTTGATAGAACGAGCAGGTTTAATGTAAATGTCACCAACAAATTGATTCTGGTCAATGACTTCTGCTGTGTTGTTTGTAGTATCAGCAACAACACGGTAGTCATAGATACCACGGCGACCTTTTACATCACGTAGGTAAGGCTCTACAATGTTAACAAAAGCGGCTCTTGTAAATTCATCATTGAATTCAAACAATGAAGAACGGGCTGCTTTGGTAATAGACTTCTCTAGAACAATAAACAAACGGCGAACATTGATTCTATCGAATGCGCTTGGGCGATTCAATAGTGTTTTGTCTCCGTATAGTAGTGTACCTTCGCCTGGGAATGTAACAACTGGATTTACACCAGCTTTGTACAAATCATCACGTTCAGCTTTAGTTGGGTTCCAAGCAAGTTTAACAACATTCTTGATAACACCACGATTTAGACCAGCTGGTGAGAACCATGGATCACGTTCGGTATCTGTGCGAACACATAGACCAGCGATATCACCGTTCAATGGTACCCAACGATATACGTCATTGTACTTGTCGTATTGATATTTGTAACCAGAATCCATAACTGCGTATGAAGACTTGGTATATGTACCTGCGGTACTAATTACTGTTGTTGATTCTGAGCCAGAATTGTTTACAACATCATCTTGTTCAGGCGAAACAAATATCATACAATCTTTGCGTGATTCTGCAAGAGCAATCAAATAATTTGGTACTGTTGTGCCAGTTGTAGCACCTGTCATTATTAGAGAAACGTCTACGGCATCAGGATTTGCAAACTTAGCATAAGCTGTATTTGTATTGGCTGCTACAGGAGTTGCGTCAATACCACCAGTGAATGTTGAAGCATAAGCGGTTGCAAATGTGGTGTACGAAACAGCGCCAGTGGCTGCTGTACCCCAGTTTGCCGCTAGATGACCGCCCCACCAAATATATTTGGATCTAGAATTAATAACATCTTTATAGTAATTGCTTGAACCATCTGAATTCTTAGCATCGCTTGCTTTAGAAACATATCCCCACTTTTCAAGAATTGTATTTGCTGAACCAGAAATTTTACCGGTTTTATCAATAACAATAATATGTAATTCATCATTTGATGAACCGCGTTGAGATGCATATGTTGAAGTTGCTGGCGCAGAATCAAACTCTGCTTTGTATGAAGTCCAACCAGTGTATGAAGAACTGTCTACCATTTCAACACGAATAGAATTGCCTAATTCGCCTGCCCATTTAGCATGGAACGCAGTGTTGCTATTTGCGCTATGGTTTTGTTGATAGTCTGTAATATTTTCAATCAATATGTTATTGCTACCTGAATCCGTATTTGCAGTTGCATTTTTAGCGCCTGCTCCTACAGCACGTACAATTCTCAAGTCGCTTCCATATGATAAGAAGTTGGCTGCGGTAAAGAATGTTTGGAATGTATTTGCATCTGGTTTGCCGAATCTGTCTACAAGTTGCGTTTCGTTGCTAATGATAGTGATTTCATTAGCTGGACCCCATGTAAAAGCGCCGGCTAAACCACCAATCGTAGTTGCAACAGAAGGAACAACTGTTGTCAAATCTACTTCGGAGATATTAACTCCTGGTGATAATTGGAAAGCCATTTTGTGTTCTCCTTTTTATTATTATAGAACTAAATCGTATTATCTATTTATGTTTTTATAAAGCTGACGAAAGATATCCTCTACGCTTTGTTACAGTCCAGAGGTCTTCTCCATCAAAATGTTTTTCTTCTTCTAAGCCGTCATCCAAAATGCCTATCGGCAGCAATTCTTCTTCCATTTGGATGTTTCTTTCTTCTAAAAGTCTTTGTCTAACATCAGAATTTGTTATCTCTTTGAAGAAACTTTGTGCTGACAACCATGAAAAAAGCACCAAAGTCATTACAATATCATCATTGTTGCCTTCTTCGGCTTTATAAGAATCTTTATCTCTTACGAAAGTATTTAGCTCCGCGATGGTGTCAAAGTCTGTGGTAACAAGTTTGTCTGTTTCTATGAGAGTTTTCAAGTTGGAACAGCCAATCTTTTTGACTGTCTTGGAGGTTTTGACACCATAGGCAGCACCCTTCTTGAATCCGCTGGCAATGTGCTGACCTTTAATGTCGTGACTTTCAATCCTAAAGATATTTTCATACTCTAAATCATAATGTAAAATGTCAACGACTTGTTGACCAACGCTATTTGTTTCTACCAATATCCAAGCACGATTGTATTTGTTAGCAAGATTATAAACATATGTTGGGAAGATGAAAGCTGATAGTTTGTTGTCCCTAAACTTGGCTACATGTTTATATGGTATCTCAGTAACGTCAATAATTGAGCATACAGAATAGTCTAGTCCAACGCCTTCCGCACAATCTACAATTGCCATATAAGTATGACCTGGTTTTGGTGCTTCGTAAATGTCTAGGTATTCTTCTTTTTCTGCTGGATTATTAAACGCAAGCATCTTGAGTTTAGCACCAGGAATCAATGTTGCTGATGAACCAATAAACTCAGTCTCAAACTCTTGCCTAAACTGTTCTTCACTGGTATTTCTAATCGTTTCTTCACGCCAAGCGGCATCTCTTCCTGGCACCATAGACCAATGAACTTCAAATGGCACATATAATGAACGCTGTTCAACTGCATCTGTCCACATCTTGTAAAACTGATTCAATCCATGTGGCGTTGAAACAATAATAACTTTTGTAGTTTTACCGGACGAGATTACCGGATAAGTGGAAGTAAAGAACTCGGCTGCGATGTTTTGTGGAACGAAAGCAAACTCATCCAAGAATACTAGGTTGTATGTTCCTCCACGAACACCAGATGCGTTTGTTGCGTAAGCTGAAATCTCAGAACCATTCTCAAGAACGATGTTTCCTTTGTTCCATTCCAAAATGCCTTGTTGCATCCACAATGGGAGATATTCGTAAGAGTATTTGATACGACCAAGAATGTCACGGGCTAAGTCGCCTTTGTTCGCTAAAATCGCAATCTTGTAGTCATCTGTAAACAAAACTGCCCAAAGCATGTAGCCAGCTGTAGTGGTTGTTTTACCAACCTGTCGTGGCATCTTAGCAATAGAGAAACGATTATTATGGAAACCACGAACCATCTCCTCTTGAAATGGCCACATATCAAAAGGAACTAAACCTGTGTCTACGTTAACAATCTTTACATAATTCTTAATGAAGTAGACTGGGTCTTTAATGCACCGAGTAATCTCAATTAATTGGTCATTGGTATACTCAACTTGTACACCAGAACGTTTTAATTTTGGATTACCTAAATAACCACCAATTGACATTACTTAATAATGCTTCTTAACATCCATGCTTTCTTTTGGTGAGCACCCAAAAGGTCTTGCAAAAAGTTACCAACTGCTGGTTCATCTGCTTGTTCGGCTGCAACAATACCAGCACGAAGATGCATGATGAATCTATCGTTATCACGTTTCAATTCAGCCATCATAGCAAGTGGCATAGGAATGTTTTGTGATTCTTCCAAGTCAGCCAATTCTAACATTCTAGCTAATGAACCTGGAGCATAAGAATCTAGTTGACGTAGATGTTCTGCGATATCATCATTCTGTCCCCAAACTTCATTATAGAATCCATCTAGAAA